ACACCTTCCATAGACTTAACTTCCATGTCATCTGTTATTCTTTTTAAATCTTCTGCTGTTGTTAGATTAGCTTCTGCTACTTTTATAAATTGTTCTAATGTAAAAAAGGTACCGTCTATATTAATTGCTCTACGCTTTTTGCTTTCAAAGTATGGCAGGTTTATAAACTGTCCTGGTTTTAATATTCCTGTTTCCGGATCCTTTGTCAGTTGTGTCTGCTTAGGAAAAATTTCACAGTCAGGTTTTAAATTAAATAAAGGTAATAGATTACTTAAGAACGATACAACTAATGTTGATGGCACAAACTCTGCCATAAATAAATATAAATGTAAGCCACCACTTTTAGATTCTATAGGTATAAGAGGTAGATCGTATTTTTGTATTGTCTCTAGATAAAATTGTTTGTTAAAGCCTTCGTAGTCTTTAGGATCAATATCGATAACACCAAACTTAGCATCACCGTTTTCATTTGTAGGCTGTGCACCAACAGATTTCTCACCTGTTAAATGGTCTTGATAAATTTGATCAGTGAACTCTTCGTAGGTCCATCTGTAGTCAGGTTTTTTCTTTCCGCTTTCTGGGTCGACGGTGGCGTTGGTCCAATCTGCGATACCATACGCATGCCGGTAGCCATTAAATATTTTTACATATCCATTCATAATTATCCTTTAAATAGGCCGCTCAGTCTCCCGGGCGGCCTACTCCATGCATGATTTCCTTTAAGGAAACTTAGAAATGAGACGCAGACCCTTTCGGTTTCTCTTCACCATGCTTAGCTTTAACACTTCCTTTAGAAATACTGTCGCTAAACGTTTTTGCTTGTTGGTAAAGACCTGTGTCCGTTATGGGTCCTGCCTTACTTACATCCCAACCAAACCATGTACCTTTGTCGTTAGACATCTGTGTGGTTTTTAGTCTGTAAATATGGCTAAAAGATGCCGGTGTAAATAACCCGTTCTTACCTTTTAGTTTAATACCCGACATCATTGAATTCCATTTTCTACTAATTTTTAATTGAGTAGATTTCATAGATATCAACGCAGTCGTTGGACTATCTCCTGTGATAATTACAAAGTGTGATGCAGTCTTCTCAACATAATTACCATTAGGCAATCTGTCTTTAAAGTTTGCATCTGCTTTTGTTTGAGACATAATGTCAGAAGAAGAGTCATGTACAGCTACTGGTCCCCCAGAGCCTTCTCCTCTATCTTTCCATTCAACGTACTCTAACTTATAAAATGCAGGAATGACATCTATGCCCTTCGCTCCATCGTATAAATCTCCTGAAACAGAATTGTATATCATTCCTGGTTCAGAACCCTCAACATACTTACCATCACGTTTGTTAACTTCCGGTGAAAGTTGTCCTAGGATTTTTAAGAAAGGTAGGGCTAGATCTTGTTGACCTATATTACCCAAACCTTTTGCTGCATCATCTTCAAACACATGGGTTGGAAGACCTGCAGTCTTTTTTTCTGTTACTTGGTTCATGTTTATTTGCTCCTTGTTATTTTTGTTCTGTTGCCTGTGAACATGTTAAATAAGTCAGAGGGCATCTCAAGTCCAGACTCAAGACGCTCCCTAACTAATGCTTTAAGTGTCATAGGTTCAACCTTTAATTTCTGGACGGGTTGATAGCCTTGACCTTGTGCAAGGGTCGCGTAAGCGATTGCCTTGTTGTCCTCGTTACGACCAAAAGCAACGGTAACCTCATTTTTAATGATGTCACCTAGGCCGTTTTCTCGAAGCCAGTTATATGCTCCTTCCTTTTTTGCTACAGGAATGGAAGCACCATAGACAGGTTTCACTTCTACTGAAGATCCATCTGCTAATTTTAAAGTAGATATATTCATCTCTTGCATCATTGTAGGAATAACTTCTCCTGACAACAAATCTACTTTTCTTTTTAATTCTTTTAATTCTTCCTCTTTAAGAACTACGTCGTCTTCTAGACGTTGTAGTTTTGTTACTTGATCGGATAATTTCTTACCCTCGTTTACTGAATCAAGATCTGCTCTTGCATCTTGTTCAAAGTTTATATCACTCATCTATCTTTCCTTTCTCGTTTAGATTTATTTCTATAGGGTAGTACACTCTGTCTTGTCTGTCCCACTTTAACAGCCTGTATTTACCATTTGTAATTTCAGAAACAATAGAACACGCAACACCTATAATTGCAGGATCACCTGTTAACAACAAATAATCTTTTGTAGTATAGTTTTTTAATAAACTTCTTAACTTATATATTAAAGGACCTGGAGAAAAAATTATTTGTGAAAACTCTGGCAATAGAAATTTAAAATTTCCATGTTGAGATGCACTCATAATATTTATCTTAGGCGAACCAGCTTTTGTTCCTGGTAACTCCTGTAAAACATATACGATCGGCTTATTAGATTTTATATCTCCGTAATTCATGCTTTCTGTCATTGACAGGACTATATCTTTTATGATACATAAGTCAATAGAAAGTTAAAAATTATGCATTATAAATTTAAGACCAAGCCTTACCAGCATCAGTTAAATGCTTTGGCACGATCATGGGATAAAGAATACTTTGCCTATTTTATGGAAATGGGTACAGGTAAATCTAAAGTGTTAGTAGATAACATTGCCATGCTTTATGACAAAGGTAAAATTAACGGTGCCTTAATTGTAGCGCCAAAAGGTGTTATAGGTACATGGTATAACAACGAATTACCTACACATATGCCAGATCATGTCGAACATAAGGCAGTATTATGGCAAGCTAATATCAATGCTAAACAAAAAAAGAAATTAGACATACTGTTCGAAACGGGTCAAGATCTACATATTCTAGTTATGAATGTAGAAGCATTTAGTACAAAGAAAGGTATAGAGTTTGCGTATAAATTTTTGTCTTGTCATAACGCTATGATGGCTATTGACGAGTCTACAACTATAAAAAATCCTGACGCTAAAAGAACTAAAAACATATGCACACTAGGTCCACATGCTAAATACAGAAGAATATTAACAGGTTCACCTATTACAAAATCACCATTAGATTTATATAAACAGTGTGAATTTTTAGCTACTGAATTACTAGGTCACTCTTCTTATTATACTTTTAGAACCAGATACGCGATTATGAAGACAGCTAATTTTGGTGGTAGATCTGTACAGATTGTTGTTGGTTATCGTAACCTATCAGAACTTACAGATATGTTAAAAGTTTTTTCTTACAGAGTATTAAAAGACGAGTGTTTAGATTTACCTAAGAAAACATTTATGCGTAGAGTTGTTAAACTTACAAAAGAACAAGATCATGCATACAAACAAATGTCACAATTAGCTTTAGCACAATTTAAAGGTAAGATTATGACTACAGCTACAGTCATGACACAACTTATGCGATTACACCAAATTACTTGTGGTCACTTTACTGCAGATGATGGCACAATACAGGATATAAAAAATAATAGACTAGATGATTTATCTGACTTGTTAGATGAAGTGCACGGTAAAGTTGTTATTTGGGCACATTACCAGTACGATGTAGAAACAATCGTAGAACGTATAAAAAAAGAGCATGGGGATAATTCTGTAGTTACATATTACGGCTTGACACCACAGGATCAAAGACAAGGTAATATAGAGAAATTTCAAGATAAAGAAGGTCCTGTAAGGTTCTTAGTTGGTACAACAGCTACAGGAGGGTACGGTATAACGCTCACAGCCGCCAGCACAATGATTTATTACTCTAACGGGTATGATCTAGAGAAAAGACAGCAGTCTGAGGCTAGAATCGACCGTATAGGCCAGGAGAGCCCTATGACATACATAGATCTAATAGCAGAAGATACTATAGATGATAAAATTGTAGTCGCACTACGTAAGAAAGTAAATATAGCTAGTGAGATTATGGGTGAAGAATTAAAAGACTGGATCTAACGTAGGAAAATCTAGGAGTGCTAAAATATCTTAGCGCAAAAAAAATTAGCCAGTCCAAGGCAAGTATTTAACTTTTCCTTCTTCTCTTCTAGCTTTAAGCCATTGATTTCTGTTACCGTCTGATGAGTAGCTACAATGAATCCATCCGCTTGTAGGCTCACCCTCTTTGTAGAACTCAAGAATTCCCTGGTCTATTTCTAAGTTGTTCTTAATCCAAATAGCTAAATCTATATTATCTACACCGGGTATTTCAAAGTCTGCTGCGGCTGCTCCATCATCTGCAACATGTTG